TTGGATTTTTTGGGTTTAAGAAAAATTGAGGTTGGTTTTGTTCGACCACGCTCCGGTGGCCGATTGCTCCGAGAGGACATCGCCGGCGGAGTTGGCGGTGATTTTGTAGATGGTCCAGGCGGTAGAGTCGTCTGGTTCGCCTGTTGCGGGGTAGTCGTCCCAAGCTAGGCGGCCGAGGTAGAGATCGTCGCCGTCCACGGCGTGCAGAAGCTGGTAGTCGCTGGGGTCGCGAGGGCGGGCTAATCTGAAGACTTCGTTGTTGTGGTCCTTACTGAACAGACGCCGGTCAGCGAGGTTGAGGGCGAGGGAGCCCTGAGCCACTTGCGCGGCGGTGGGGACTCGGCCGGGAACCGTGGAGCGGAGGAGCTGGATGACCGTGGCCATTTAGGAAGTTTTAAGTTTTAAGGATTAAGTTTTAAGAAAGGGGCCCCGTGGAGCGATGGCGCGAGATGAACCGCGCCACCGCTGTGGGGAGGGAGGAGAGCTACTAGAAGCTTCCGCCGTCGATGGTCACATCGTCGATGGTGACGCCGCTGATGCTGCCGCCTGTGATGGCGACATTGTTCGCGGCTTGGACGGCGATACTGCCAAGGCCGAGCGTGGTGCGGGCATCGGAGGCGGAGGCGTCGTCGATGAGGCTGCGGCCGTAGCTTGAGAGGTCAGCAGTGCTGAACTGATCCGCGCCGGTGGCGTAGATAACCTTGTTGGCAGCTACGGTGACTCCTGCGAGGGCGGCGAGTGTGCCGTCGTAAGCCTGGACATTGGTGCCAATGGCGAGTCCGAGGTTTGTGCGGGCGGCCGAGGCGTCGGTGAGATCGCTGAGGTTACTGGACTTGACGAGCTTGGTGCCCAGGGCGGTGGTCACGGTCGTCGCGTAGTTCGCGTCATCGGCGATAGCGGCGGCGATTTCGTTCAGCGTGTTGAGGAGGTCGGGAGCGCCGTCAACGAGGTTGCTGACTGCGGTGTCGACATAGCCTTTGGTGGATGCGTCGCTGGAGGCCGAAGGCTCGGCGAGGCCGGTGATCTTCTGGCTGTTGAGCGAAACGGACGCGGTTGGCGCGGCCATTTGGTCGAGGCGGCTGGAACGGACCTGGGTGTCGAAGTCGGAGACTTTGGACGCGGTGAGCGTGGGGATGTCGCTGGCGGCGAGGTTTGCGCCGTCGGTGACGCGGCCTTTGGCGTCCACGGTGACTTTGGTGTGCGTGCCTGCTGAGACGCCGCTGTTGGCCAGAGTGGCGGAGATGGATGCGTTGGCCAAGCCGTTGAAGGCAGAGGCTGTGCCTGTGACATCGCCAGTGAGCGAGATGTCGCGGGCAGTCTGGAGCGCGGTGGCTGTGCCTGCGTTGCCGGAGACGGAGCCGGTAATGGTGTCGCTGAAGGTTTTGACGCCTGCAACGGTCTGTGCGCCGTCGAGCATGACTACTGCGCCACGGCCTGCCACCTTGTCTATCGTGGTGCCATTTCCGAGGTAGAGAACCTCGTCTACTTTGTTATAGGCTGGCTCACCTGCGAGAAGGCTGGACGGGGCTCCGGCTGCGCCGGAGAGGCGGCGTTTGATGCGAATATTGGAGGGCATATTATTTAATGTTTTGGGGGTTGTTACTGCGGGGTTAGTCCTAAAACTCACCGCCGTCCGAATCGGCGACGATGGGCTGGTAGGAAAGTGTGGGTGGGTCCCATCGGTATGGGAGGTTGCTGTCGGCAGCAAAATAGATGCGGGCTACGACGCCCTCGGCAGGGAAGGCAGCGAGATTGTCAAAGCGCTGCACATCGTCGAAGTCGCTCGGGATGAGATCGCCAGAGAGTTGGCCTGATGAGTCGAGCTGCGCGTTTTGCGCAGTGGTCGAAATCATGCTGCCGGTCAGTGGATCAAAGGCAATCTGTCCCATGTTATGCGAAAGGCGGAAACTGAATAAACGAGCCGGAGATCGCGGCGTTATCCGTAGTCGGCGTGCCGCCAAAGTAGGTAACTTTCACGCGAGCCACAGGTGTTCCGCCGAAAGAATACTGCGTGTAGTCGGTGTTATTTGTGGAGCCAACACGCACAATGCTGAAGGCATCGTAAAGAGGAAGAGGAAAACCTGTGGTGACACGCAGAGCCCCATCAGGAGTGGCTTGGACGGGTTGCACAATGCCTGAGGAGGAGCGAGCGGCGATCTGAATTGTGGGGTTACTCATGTCGTTATTTTTATTATGGGAGAGGGTGTCAAGGGGGGTGGTTATTGGAACGAAGCGGAGTAGCGGCGAACCTCGCCTTTTCTCAACCACGCATCGTCCATGCGTTGTTGCAGGATGCCTTCAGCGCGGGAGAACTGGTAGTTGGCCTTGTCCATCTGGCCGTCCTCCGAAAGCGTCTCGGCAAGGGCATAGAACTTGAGGTAATCGGCGAGGAAAGCTGGGATGCGGTGTCGCAACCAGAACTCTTCATTCGTCGGGAGATTGCCTGTGGTGTCAACGATAGCCTCGTAGCAATCTCCGGTCGTGTTGTAGTAAACGAGATCGCCCGCTGCGTAAGCGGTGGAGCCATTGAAAGCGGTTGCTGTGAACTTTGGCTGAGGAAGCGAGAACTCCACATACACTGCGCCCGAGACATAGTTCTCGTCGATGATGACGAGGCTGTCGCCGGTGAGGACAAATTCCAATTTCTGCGTGACGGCATACTCGCTCGGCTTATCGGCGTAAACCGCGACAACATGGCCGATAGGCGTCTGTCCTGTCTGGATGAGCGGAATGTAGGGCAACGCATCCTCGGCAGCTTCGTTGCCAGAATCCTCGACATAGGTGGCCGTGGCGCGGTCGTTCCACGCCACATTGAGCGCAGTGTCGATATTTGAAACCTCGCCGCTGGTCGTGGTGCTCACTCGCTTGATGCGCCACACAAGGTCGGAAAATTCAGAGCCCTGCACAGCGCGGCCAATGTAGGAGGTAGTTCCCTGGTAATCGTGCTCGTAGGTGTAGCCTCCTTCGGCAAAGCCAGTGCCAAGCACAACCCGCTTCTCTGTGTAGTTCGTTTCCGGCCAATCAAAGAAGGTCCAAGCGGTCGCGGCGGCGGTGGTCAAATACTCCGCCAGCGCCGTAGCCTGCGAGGCCATGAGCGGCTGCGCGGGGTCGATGCCCATGCGGGAAATCACGCCATCGCGGATGGTGCGGTAGGGGGTCGCTTTCATTGTGCGCCTCCTTGTTGCAACGCTGGCAGCGTGCCTTGGCGGCCGATCTGGGCGTTTTGCTGTTGTTGAAGCTGGAAGTTAAAACCCTTCAAGCGGGCGTCGATCATGTTGCGGAAAATCTCATCCTGCTGGTAGCGCTGCTGCACGGCGGGGTTGGCTTGGATGATGCCTTGGAGGACTTGGGCGCGGAGCTGGTGGTTTTGGCCTTCGCCTGGGAGTTCGGGTTCAGTGCCTGCGGCGATCTTCGTAAAGGCGAGTTGCTCTTCATTGGACTCGGCGGCGGCGGCGGGGCCGGGGTCGCGGACGAGGAGCTCGGCGAGGTTTGGATCCACGGCCGCCATCACAAATTTGACGAGCCCGGCGCGGTCAATGACACCAGCGACATCCATAGGCACGATGGCTTTGCTGATGTAGTCCAGCTTCACGCCGAGGGCTTCGGCGTCGAGGTTCTTGGCGTCCCAATCAATGATGAGGTCAAACTTGCCCTGGATGCTTTCGCGGTCGGCTTGAAAGGGGAGAGCCTGCCCGCCGGAGACGCGGAGGATTTGCACCGGCAGCATGTATTGCTGCATGAGCTGGTAGGTCTGAGTAATGATGGCTTTGAAGTCGCGCAGCCAGCGGTCCACCGTGTGTTGGGTGACCAAGGCGACATAGTTGGGATCGACTCCATCGCCTGCCATGCCGAAATATTCATTCACATCGCGGCGCACGGCTCGTTCGATTTCTATGGTGCCTTGGTCGAAGGGCGGCGGTTGCATCCAGCCAAACTCATTCGGTCTGCGTTCAGGAATCTGCACGGCCGGTCCAAGGATGATGTCGAGCTTGCCACGGTTGGCAGGCACGCGCATGGGGGGCAGGATGGCGATTCCGGCGCGGTCGGTGCGGTAGTCGCGCTGGGTCTTAATCTCCGCCTGCAT